AATTCCTTTGTGTATTTTTGTCTTATAGAAGTTAAAATTGCACCATTAGGAATATTATCACTAATTGTTACAGGAGATTCTCCAGAATCTAATATTCCTGTAGAATTTGCTGTACCATCATTGACCACATTTATAACTTTTGTCCAAATATAAGACACTGCTCCTGGATGATCTGCATCACCTAACATTAATTTATTTTTATCAGTTGTCATAAAATGATAACCTTCTGGAGCAGAAAATTTTATTAAAGAATTAGGTTCTACGTATTGCAGATTTCCACTTGTAAATGATCCAAGTTTGTAAATAATATCACTTGCATCTTTAAAATATCCTGTATCTTTATTTGTATCCGTAGTTGTTTGATTCCAAAAAACATTATTTTCTGTTAATAATATTTCATTATATTTTTCAAAATAATAATTTCTTGTAGTTGTTTCTTTTACAATAGGCTGAATACTATTAATCAATACATTTTCTATGTCAGTTCTTGTATCAAAACTAAATGATGTTTTTTCTGTTGTTTCTTGCTTGTATATTATACCATCATCTGCAAATATATTTGTGTTAGAGTATTTTCCTGTACTATCTTTTAAATCAAAATATCTACTAATTCCGCTTGCATTTCTATTAACACTTTTTACTTTGATAATATCTTGACTTGTTGCTAAAGGTCCAATATTATAATCTTCAGCAGTAATTAATCTGTTTTGTGTGTAATATGTAGCAGGAGCATTTTGTTTAATATTTTCATTAGTTTCTGTTGTAGATGCATTTGTAACAGTATACTCTAAACTTCCTACTATTGTTAAATTATGTAGATTACCATTAGAATTTATGTAAGGAATTTTAATGCTTACATTTTTAACTTCATTTGGAATAATTTGATAACTTGCATTAGCACTTGTTCTATAATAAATTCTAAAATTACCTTTAGGTAAATTACCAAAAATACCGTCTGAAAAAATTAAGTTAACTTTATCTTGCGCTTTAGTTAAGACATTATAGATATTTTTTGAACCTGAAGTAAGATTATTATAGATTATGTTATTTCCTGTTAAACTATCAACCTTATTCCACAATTCTATTTCATTACCTGTGTCATCTAATTTATACAACCAAACATCATCATTGTTAATATTAGTTGCATCAATACTAACAATCTGATTTGTACTTGGATTGCTTACAGTAAATGATCCGTTTTGTAAAGTACCTTGTCTAAAATGTAAAAAGAATCCATTATTAGAACTTGCTGCTCCTTTTCCGTCATCTCTGTAAACAAAACTAAGACTGTTTCCAGGATACGGTGCTTCTTCAACAATTTTACCGTTTCTTAATTGACAACTTGTAATTTCAAAAGGCAAATTAGTACCATTAATTGTTTTTGAAAAACTAAACACTGGCACATCTGACGATATTCCTGCAACTCTATACTGCTCTGTATTAATGCCGTTTACGTTGTCTAATGAAATAGGATTTCCAAATTTATTACTTGTAGTTAACGCACTATTTAAAATCTTAATAAATTGTTCATACCAATCTAAATTAGAACTATCGTTCCAGACAATATTTTGATTATTTAGATTGATATTATTACTGTCAATAATGTCTTCAGATGTTTGTATACTTTGTATTTTTAAGAAACCGTTTCCGGCAGTATTTCTTTTAGGATTATAATTTATAAGTCTTGCTAATCGGAGAATACTTTCTCTACGTTCAGCAGTTTCGAGAAAGTTTTCTCTTGCATTTAAATCGATACGGAAACTAATATTTTGTCCAAGATATGCAATCAGATCAATCAAGGCAAGATATTCTGAACTTTCAATATAGTCATTAAAATCTTCAGGATAATTTTCTCGAAGATAATTAATCATTGTTCGTCTTAGACTATCAAAATCATAACTTTGAAAGTCAGCATTTCTATAAGATTGATAAATTCTTTTCCAATCTTCTGCAACTATTAATCTGTTTTGCCTATCAGTTACTGACATAAATTTCTCCTACAATGTATTTATTTGGTTTGATTATGTACGCACTTAACTAATGAGGCCGTTAGCTTGATCAAAATCTAAACGCATTTTTTCTGATATATTATAAGTCAAATACCTTAATGTACACTCTATAGATATACCACTTTCTTGTTGTTCAACAAATACACTATCTACTTGAACTCGAGGATCAGAATTAATTATGTCTGTTACATTTTCTAAAACCGCTTCTCTAAGATCATCTGTTAGAGGTTCAAAAATTACATCCCAAATAATAGTTCCAAACTGAGGATTTTCTAATTTTTCCCCTTGTCTAATATGAAAATGATTTATAATGTCTTGTTTAATAATTGCAATGTCATATAAAACTTTACTTTCATTTTCGTTATTAACTGTACTAATACCTCTATATCTTTTTGATATTTGTGATGTATTATCTTCATACCCTAAAACTTTAATATTTTTATATAAATTTTGTTCAGAACTTGCCATTATCTTGTTGCTCCATAACTTGTCAAACTACCTTGTGCAAGATCTGTTCCTATTATAGGAAAATCAAAATCTGACGGCACTGACCAATTTCTTTTTATGCTTGTAACAGTCATCCTGCTACCTCTAACTTCAAAGTTACTCAATTTTACTTTGTCACTTTGATTTCCACCGAGTAATTGTACTCTGCGTGTAGAAGGATTATATCCTCTAAAAAATCCAACATGTCCAAATCTTTGATCATCATTTCTTGTCAACACAACAATATCATTTGCTCGAACATTTTCAAATGTTCTCCAATCTATTTCAGATCCATAATTTTTATATGCTTGACTACCTAAAGTTTTAAGACTCGGAACTCCTGCCCTATCTAATATATAACTTACGTATCCTGCACACCAAGGAGTGTTATCACCTCTATAATTGTTACCTGTAACTTCATAACATGCTAAAATATTAGGATTTCCAGGTGTGCCTTTTTCACTCCAGTCTTGATTTAACGTTTGTTCTAAAAGACTGTTTATAGCTTCAAAACCTTCACCTTCTGGCAGTAATGTAGAAGGTTGAGTAAGTTGTATATAATTACCTTCTCTACTTGTGCCTTGCGCACCATAAAAGCCTGTAGAAATATCACCGTTTCCAGAAATGTCTCCAAATCCTTCTCCGGTATTTCTACTTGCTCTCAAAGAATTTGCAAATGCAGTAGTATCTTGTTCTGTAATAACAATATTAGGATTTACTACTGGACTACTTGGTATTGTTACTTGACACATTTATTACTCCTATACCACATTTGATGATCCTCCAATTACAGAAGATCCTATTTGATAATATTCATCTCCTGTTGTACCATAGGCGTCTGCACCACCTTGTCCTAATCTCCAGTTTTTCATTCCAGTCGGACCTAATAAATGAGCTCCTGCAAGCATACCCATAATTTGAGCTTTACTATCTCCATCAAGTATTCCGCCATTATTTTTAAGATACTGAAGATTTTTATTTGTATAGCCTATCATAGCAGATTCTTGTACATCAGGTGCTTCTAACCAGGCTTGTTGATCAGTAATTCCATCTTTGCCTGTCCAATTTGCAGGATTTGTAATTACTTCAGTATTTGTTCCTGTAGTAGTATTTAGATAACCTTCTCCATAAAGTGCAAATTTTCCAAATTGATATTTTCCACTAAAGTTTAAAGTATTAACAGCATCATACGAAAGATTACTTTCTCTTTGCCCTATAGCATTAAGATAAGAAACAGTTTCGGCGTTTGTAAATCCTTCGATTAATCCAGGTGCCGATGTTAATGCTTCAGTAGGAGTTCCGCTATATGCTTGTCTATTTGACGAGCTTACTGATCTATTAGCCTGTGTTGCATCATAGTTACTTTGTGTTGCCGGATCAACTGTTCTGGATGTATTTCTTTGAGCAGCAGTTCTGCCTACATTTTTATTAAAAGTGTCGTACACTTCTGGAGGAAATACAGATGCTTGTGGAGATCCTGCTCTTGTTTTATCTGGTGTAAATAGAGTTGGATCTGTATTCTCGTGTTGTGGCCACGGTTCGTGTTGCGGAACTCTTGCAGTCTGTGCAGCACGTAAAGGAGGCACAGGATCTGTAGGATCTGCTATTGGTGGTAGCACTGCTTCTGTTGCAGAAGGAGCAGTAGGCCCGTTTAGATGAATATCGCTACTACCTGTAATAAGAACGTTTGCTCCTGTGCTTTTTATTCCCATTACTTCGCCACTTGTAATTTTTGTTGCTAAACCAGACAGAGAATTTATTTCTAAATCTGCTTGAGTATTCATATTTCCTAATGCTTTATTGTGGAAATTTCCATCTGTACTTAATTTTAAATCACCACATGCTTCTATACCAATTTGTGAAGTTGAGCCTAAATTTAAATTTCCTGCAGACTGAATTGCAATTTTACCCTGTGCTGTGCAGGTTATACTATCAGCAGCATAGTTGTTTATAAAACTTCCTGCATTATTTGTAATTGCTTCAGCTGCATTTTGAGAAATGTAATCTCCTGATGTTACATTTATACTTTTTCCTACGTCTTGTTTCCACTCGTCGCCAACTACCCAATTTACATTTTTACCTGCTGTAAAATTAATATCTCTATCAGCAGTAAAATTTAAATCTTGATTCGAATGTACACTGATACTATCTTGTGCATAAATGTCAATTTTGCCATTACTTGTCATTTCTATCCAAGTAGTTCCTCGAGCATTTCCTATGTAAATTAAATCTTCAGTGTTGTGTAATAATATTTGATGGCCAGTACGTGTTTTTAATCTAATAAGTTCGTTGTGAGGCAACGACGGATCGCCGCCGGTTTCTCCTGCCTCTACATTTACATATTCAGATGGGCCGCCATTAGAGCCGCCTGCAGGAGTTTTTCTTATTAACGAAGGATCACCGTCATCCATTACAAAACTACTGCCGCCTAATCTACTTGTATGGCGCAAAGCTCTAATATCACTTGTTCCTATTTGTCCACGTGGTCCTCTTTTATCAATAGGTCCAGGAGTACTAACTCCAAAAACCATACTTGGAACTTCTCTCCTTGCACTTGAACTTGTAAGTCCTCTTATTTCGTCTAAATCTAAGCCTTGTTGAATCAATGTTCCAAGTGCATATGTATTAACTGCTTTAGAATATCTGGTTGCATCAGTTTGAGCAGGTCTATTAATTTTTTTATTATATTCCCCTACAGGAACTTTATCTCCTGTAGAATTAAATGCACTTGCAGGAGTTGCACCAGGAACCATAAAGTTCATGAATTCATCTTGTACACACCCCATCCAATATCCACGAGACTTATCTCCTTCAACAAAGAAACACAATACTTTTTGTCCAACATCTGGTGGTACAGCCCACCAGCCATAACTTTGTTGTGTAGATTGATAATTGTCATTTGGTAAAGCTGCACTTATTGGAGTTACTCCATAAAAGGGTGATAGATATCTTACAGTAAGACTTTCTCCATATGCTTCATATGTATTTCCACTTGAAGATATTTTTAAAAGTTGAACTTGTAGATTTCCCATATATGAAGGGTCAAGATGACTTACAACCTTTGCTAAAAAAGGTCCCGGATTTCGAATCTTACCGTCGTTTAATGTTCTACTATGTGTTGTCATTAGAATCCTGTCCTGATGCCTCTTGCTAAGTTTGCAAGAGAATTATTAACTTTATCTCTTGCTGAATTAATTGCTGCTTGCGCCTGACTTTGAACATTTGTAATTTCATTTGTTATTCTGGTTGCGTCAGCTTCTAACTGTCGAGCTGCTGAAAGCAACCTTGGATCAACTTGGCCAGCAGCGTAACCTGCAACAGCATTTCCTAATGTACTTAACTCTGCTTGTACTCTTTCAACTTCTTGTTGGATTTGTGCTGTAGGTAATTCAGCAGACACTTCGCCAATAGGTCTTTGAGCTTGTCTATACATAGATTGATCAGTAACACTACCTTCTACTTCTTGATTTGGTCTTCTTATTAAATCTAAAGTTTGTACAAATTTATTTTGTTGCCAGCTGTTCCTTACAAATAACACTCTATATAAACCACTAAATGGTGTAAGTCTAAGAGTATCTTCCGGAAACAGCATTTTTCCAGATTCGTCATCTTTATAATCAATTGGAGTTCTAAAATTAATTAAAATATCAACTTCACTATTTTGATATTCCATTCCGCCGTCGCCATTGATATTTAAAATTCCTATATTAGGACTATTATAATTACCTTGGCCACTATCTGCTATAAAATAAGGATCTCCCATTATATCTAATTTCAATGTAACTAAGTCTACATCACTGTTAACAATAGCATCGTGAAACTGTCTGGCAATTCTAATTTTTTGATCATCTAATTCAGTACCAGGTGTTGTTTGTGATGTTCCTTCAATTACAGATTCAATAGGAGTGTCACCGTCTCTTTGGAAATCTCCAGTTCCTTCATTTTGTCCAAATACTGTAGGAGTTTCTGATAACGCAGTGTCCGATCCTCCATTTACTATATCAGCTGTTCCTTGTCCTCTATCTTCTTGTAGACCTGTAAAAAATGCAAAATTCATTTGAATATCAAAGTTTAATATATCTTTGTTTTTTCCTGTATAGATATAGTTGTATTCTTTTGCTACATTATTACTTAGATTATTATAATTAGCACCCCCTGTACTTCCTCTGCTAAACACACTACTATGAACTTTATAAGGAACTACTTTATAAATGTAAACTAAACCCGGACGACCGTTTCTGGCTTCGTTATTTAAATCTTCATTTATATAAACGTCTGCTTCTATTTTAAACCAATCTACCATACCATTTTGGTCAACATTAAAATCTATTATTCGTCTTGCATAATCACTGGTTAAGACTACACTTTCAATAATATTTTGTATTTTCATTCCTTGACCGAAACTAAATTGTCTAAGGTCTGACGAAATACTAATCTTACCACGATTATAATTACCAGTAGTGTCGTCAAGAACAAAAGCATCAATTCCCATTGGGCTATGACCTCTTTCTAAAATACTTTGAACTATTCTCGACTGTCCTATAACGTTTGGTCTACTTCCAGCCAACCCTACTATTCTATTTGTAATACTATCTCTACCTACTGATGTTAATGTATTACTTTGCAATTCTTGTATTCTATCAATATTAGCACTTCTTGTTAGATCAACTTGACCTAAACTCCTTGCTGCGTCTTCAGGTGATATTGTAGCTGAACTTGCACTATCGGAATTAATTGCAGCTGATAAATCTAAATTAGGATCTGGAAAAATTATAGCAATTTCATCCGGTGTACTGACTTCTCCTGCTGCTGCTTGTTCTCTAAAACGTCTATTAATAATATTTGTTAAACTATTTTGTCCAGTTTGTAATAATTCTTGTAATGTTGCACCTGTAGGAGCAACATCTGTTCTGATACGTTGTACCGTATCACTAAATGCAGTTTCATTATAAGGAATAGCAGTAACATCATACACACATCCTCCAGCAGTTACGTTAAACTTAATATCAATAAATCTAAGAGGAAAATATCGTGTTGTATTTTCAATAATTTTTCTATTTCCGCTATCGTCCCATCCTACAAAATCTACTTGTAAAATATACGGTGCTTGTATATAATTTGCAAATCCTGCGTTAAGTGCTGCTTCCATAAGTGATTGCATAAACAATCCCATACTATAAGGCTCAGTTACTTGAAAATTTATAGTAGTAGCATTTGTAACTCCGATGCCTGCTTTAGGAGCAATAATACTATCTATATCAAGATTATCAATATAATATTCTACCCTGCCTTGAGTTTCAAAAGCTGTTGTAACTTTACTATCTCCAAGACCTCCACCCGATCGTAATATTTTTATAGTTGGACCATTTTGTCTATATGTTCTTCCAGGAAAATTTACTTCTTCAGGAGTTAAAACACCCAAAGTAAAAATGTTATTAAATGATGCAAATTCTTCTAAAGGATTTGGTTGTTTTGGCGTCGACGATGCATAGGAAAACTGACTAACTGTATCAGTTTGTCTAACTGTATCTTGAACTGTTGTAGCAGCATTTGAAACAGATTCACCTACTGAAACAGGACTGTTTGGCGTTGAACCCCATCCTATGCCTTGGATCCATGTATCTGGGTTTGTAACACCTTCTACCGATGCTGCTGCTTCAGCTAATCTTCTATCTACTTGACCAGGGTCAAATCCAATTGTAGCTGTAGCTAAAGAAGAAACAGAATCATTAACTTTATTAGCAAGATTTTGTCTTGTTCTTCTTAATATTGCATCGTCGTAGATAGCCATCTTATAATCCTAATACTTCTTTTAATCTACTGTTCTTTGGCAGATAAATTGTTGTAGACACTTTAAAATCAAATATAGGATCATAAATTATGTCTAAGTTTCTTTGTGCAAACACCCACCATAGTTTAGAAGTTCCGTATAAGTCAAATGCAAGCAGGTCTGGTCTATAATTATATTGAGGTTCAATTGTATATTGTATATCGTCAGGATCTGCAGGAACAGGACGTATATTAAGTAAATCTAAATAAGTTCCGTTTACTTTTTTTGTTTTATAATAAGGACTTGTAACACTTGCCATTAGATAAATCCATCACCATCTTTAATATAAGACCCATTCATAAAGTCTTGTAAATTAAATTTTTCTATTTTACGTCTACTGTATATCGGTTGTAACGTAACACTAATTAAACTCTGAGAAGGTACCCAACTAATAGCTTTACCATTTGCGCTATTAGTGTCTATACCCTGACTTTCTAAACTTGTAGAAATGTAATCAACTTCAGATGGTAAGTCTATTTGAAAGTTTGTAATAACTACAGGAACATTGTTAAAAACAAAATCGCCATAGCCGTTAAGTCTACAAATTGGAGGAGGAGAACCTGATCCTCCATAATCCATTTTAGTAACTGTTCTTAAGAAATGTACTGCTGCTACCCAATATTCTGCTTCAAAAGATGTTTCAATAAGAAATTCTCCACTTACAGTAAACTGATCTGTTCTACTACTTTCGTATACAGGAAAAGGATAATTAGAATGTACAGGCTGTAAAGAATTATAATCTGCACTGTGTTGAACATAAATCGTAGGAGTATAAGGAAATACAAATCCAAAAGTTCTTTTTAATGGTGTAAACATAGGACTGTTACTTAACGATCCAGGAATACTTAATCTTACTCTCCAGTCTCTTTCAACGCCGCCTGCAATTTCTGCAGAAACCCTTGAACTTTGTTCTGGTTCAGCTCCTGGAAAAATGTTTCTTGACCTAAATTGAGATAATAGTTTAGATGGATCTGCTAATCCATTTGCAAAATCAGATACACCTTGTGCAATACCTTGAAGAGACCTTGCACCTTGTACTATTTGACCAAATTTACTATTTTCTACTATATTAACAAATTCAGATCCAATACTTTGCTGTAAACTTTGAAATTGATTTGCTACTCTATCTACTGTACTAAAAAATCCTGCCATAGAATACTCCTATACTTGTATTTATGACTACAAATAAAGTGCGCAGTTAATTTTATTAATAAAAGTTCTTGACTTTTTTATATTTGAAGTGTATAATGATTTAAATACTAACTCTATTAGGAATTTAAATGAAACGAGTAAACTATCTTAACAACAAAGACATATTAAAAGAAATACATAAATCTAAATCTACATTTTGTAGCTTTATTGATCCAGATTATCACCAATTTGACATAATCTTGCCTACAATAGAAAAAATTAATATAAGAACTATTGCAGAAGCAAAGCGTAACAAAGCAAAACGTCTAAGTGTCCAAGCATACGACGAAGCAAAAGCTGCTGGTAAAAAAGTAAAGATGGCTGAATGCGAAGTTGACTATAAAAAAATTACTAAAGAAGAATTAATCTTTAGAATTTATACATTTGACCATATTCCAGACGAGCCCGGACGTAAAAAGAATC